TGGTCTGCGGAGCCTTGTGGCGCCTTGCCATGACGCCTTCGAACTGGTACTTGGGAATGTAGCTGGTCATTTCGTGCTCCCTAGAACGTGTTCCCTCTTGACACTTATAATATAGCATAGTGTTTGAAGCGTGTAAACTACTTTTTTGAAAAAAGTTTCGGGCGATTCTAAGGCGAAATAAGGCCCCTTTCGGGGCCTGTTGGGTATTTATTCGTTCCTTGCCGTTGCTAGACCGTAAGGGCCAACCTGCTGGCCGTAGCGACCCTCTGCGAGCCGTAGGCCTCACGAATCTCGCCCATCGTAAGCTCCCTGTGGCCCTTCTTCTTCCAATCCTTGGGCGCGAGGTACCAACGCTTCTTCTTGGGCGCCCACCTAAACCCCATGGCCTTGATTTCTGCCTTGTGGTCGTAGGTGTTGCCGCCGAGCCAGATGAACGAGCCGCAAATCTCGATTTCGACGCCCTCCATGTGGATGAGCTGCTCGATGATGTCGGCAAACTTGCTGGTAACCTCGTCTGGCGTCTCCTGATTCCAGTCGGTGTACGTGCTGCCCTCTGCCGTCTCGTGGATGTTGTAGTTGTGGGCCTTGAGGTAATCCCATTCGGCGTTGAGCTGCACCATGTCTTCGAGGTTGCCGCCCATGTCTGGGTGAAGCTTGACGGCGAGCTTGCGGTACTGGCGCTTGGCCTCTTCGATGGTCGTGAGGTGGTCTGCCTTGAAATACTTGAACTTCATGATGTGCTCCCCTCGGTATTTAGAGGCCCTGTGCCTCTTGACATTTATAATATAGCACACATACAAAAGGTTGTCAACGAATTTTTTGAAAAAAATTAGGCCCCTAAAAAGAGGCCTTTTAAACTAGCTTTTGCTCAAGTGCTTCCTAAGAATACCCTCAAAGCGTTTGGCGTTGTTCTGTGCCGCCTGAGTGAGGAACGGCCTCCCCTTCCTGCCGTGTACACCGTTGTGAACGTATTCGGCGTACTCGACGTTCGTTCCTATGATTACAGTGTCGTTGCCCATGAGGGCGTGCGTGATGCTGTTGCGCAGACGGCCCGTGTCCACTGGGCACAGTCGTTTGGCCGCACCCTCGGCCACCAGACCGATTTCCTCAAGCGCCCTAACTATCGCGTCGTTTATAGCGAGCTTAATCCTCACGGTGTTGTTGGCCGCGATGATTAAATTTCCGAACTCGTCACCCTTGACGGCATTGACCGTCTTCTGGGTTATCAAGGTGCCGCCACCTATGCGCCGTCCAGTGGCCTTGTCTTTCTTGACTCTGGTTCTCTTGCCTACCCTGCCTTGTAGCCTTGTCGATAGCTTTGGCCTACTGTTTCGCCTTGCCACTCTTTTTGTCCTTTCTGATTTCGCCAACGCTTTTCGGCTTGCTTGCCTTCCACTGTTCGTAGGTCATGCCCGCTGGAAGGTCGCTCCATCGGTCATCCATCGACTCCTCGCCGTCCTCGGGAAACCACGCGATGAGCGTGCATCTGCAATTCCAAGTCATGTCACCGCGTGCCGCTGGGTCCGCTGGGAACCTGATGTTGTACTCTGGCCCGTATCCGTGAGGGCAGAACGTACCGCCGACTGGCACGTGCTGCCCGTCCAATAGCCTGTGCGTCTCTCTCGTGCGCTCGTCTAACGTGGCTAGCCACTCTTGCTCTAGCTCTATGCCGATTTTCTTGGCCCTGTTGTAGCTGTCCAGACGGCCCATGTTCTCGGCGCTGGTCATGGCTGTTCTCGCCGCCCTAGTTGCCATGTTCTTGTCCATGTTGAGGACGGATTGGAGCCTCTTTGCCGTATTCGGTATCGACTCTCCCTGTAGGATGCTCTGTGCTATCGCCGAGGTGAAGTGCTGCCTGTTCCAACGAACGTCCTTGACAAGCTCGGGATGCACCCTCATCGACTGGTATGGCACGTTTGGAACGCCCTCGGTTATGACCTCGTGCATTATCTGGTCATCCTCGCCCATGCCCATGATGTTGCGCACGGTGTCTTGGTCGTAGAGGTCGAATGCGTGAGTGTCCCTGCCTAGCCTTGACTCTATGCCATAGGCCGCATAGTTTGCGTTCTCGGCATAGACCCTCGGTAGCTCGTCGTTAATCATGTCGGCAACAAGCCTGTTGGTGTTCGCCACGTCTCTCGCCAGAACGTCGCTCATATCAACTAGGAACTCTTTGCGCCTTGACTGAGCGGATAGCCACTCCTTGTATTGGGCTTGCGTGGCGTGGCCTTGCGCGACTTCCCTTTTCCATCGCTTGTTCGACTCGTCGAAGTCCTTGAGGAACGTATCTAGCTTCTCTCGCATCTCCTTGGACGCCTGAGAGTATGTGCGGTCGAACTTCTTTTGAAGTTTTTCTATCTGCACGTCCGTCCATTCGTGGGCTATGTCCATGTCTGCGCTCCTAATAGACTGAGGCGTTGCCCCACGCCACCTCGCAGCCTGTTGGTTTCGGGCTGTTATTCAGGCTCAGCCACATCCCGTGGGGGATGGCTCGAAGTATAGCAAAGTCCCGTGACGTGGAAGGAGGAAAGCCGTCACGGGACTTGCTGGGGGATGCGCTCGGCCCAACGCTGACAGACGTTGCTCATGAGTGGCCGAGTGGTCTATTGGAATCATACTTGTTTTTCTTCTTGCTGTGTCTGTTCTTGCCCGAAACCGCTGCGGGAAATGTCCTCCTCTTCCATCGCCGCCATGATTGCGTTCGTCTCGTCTGGCGTGATGTTGGGGAGCTTCCTCAGAATCGTTCCACGGTCGAGCCATGCGGACTCTTGGACAATCATCTGCACCTGCTCCATCTGGTTGCTGATTCTGTTCCTATTGAAGATGGGCGTATCCTCTATTCCCTGTAAGCTCAGCAAGTGAATTATTGCGTCACTTACCCAATGCTCGAAGTCTGCGGCGTTCTCGTCCAATGGCTGGTATGCGGCGTCTATGTGGTCGTTGGTCGCGCCAGCGGCTATGGTGTGAACGTCAAGTCCGCCAAAGTCCTCGTACAGCCCGTTGCGAATCTCGGTCAAAAGGGCCTGACGCGCCGAATACGGAATCTCCTGAGTGTAGGGCGTTACCTTGCCGCCAGACTGCGTGTCCGCGTTGGCTACGTGGTTGAGCTTTATGCGGTCAAGGAACTGCTTTAGGTCTTCGTCCGTCATGCCGCCGTAGTTTTCGACAATCCAGTAGACTTGGGCACAGTCGGTCATGTCGTTCGCAAATCCGCTCTTAACTAGGTCATACGAGTCTATGGCCTCGCGCATGCCGACAAGCGTTGACTGTCGCAGCCTAGAGCCGTACATGCGAACGACTGGCAACGATGAGTAGTTCTCCTCCATGACTGGGACAAGCTCATCGTCTGCCTCCGTGTACTCGTAGGTTATGCGGTACGCGGTCTTCTCCTTTATCTCGTCTAGGCCAGTCGCGCCCATTCGGTAGGTCGTGTAGCCGTCTTCCTCGTAAAGGACGGCGTTGAGCGGCCTCGAAGTGTCGAGCTGCCAGAACCTGATTCCAGCCTTGAGCGTGCCGTCGTGCTCATCGTCAAGCGGAACGAACTCGGTCGCTTTGAACACGTGGCAACGGTTCAAATCCCAAAAGAGGTAACTGCAACCGTGGATTAGGGCGTAATAGCCAGCCTCGGCTATGTCGTGGTCGAAGTGCGGACCCAAAAGCTCCTTGGTTCTGTCTGGCTCACCCTTAGCTGCCTCGTATGGGTCTATGAAGCTGATGCCGTTCCCAAGGCTGTACATGCAGCGCTGGGTGTTCAGGCGGTTGAAGAAGTTTGACGCTATCTTGTTGTTCGATGCCGTTATGTCTCGCACCTCTGTGCCAGCCACGGTGAAAATCTTCGGGACAATCTCGTAGATAGTTTCGTTCTTTTGGGCGTCGTACTTGTCTGCCGTGAGTGCGGTCTTGTATAGGTCGCTGCCCTTGTATGTTCCTATGGCCTCAAGTACGAACTTTGCCTTGTCTGTTGCCTTTTCAAAGTCTTGGAACGTGCGAATCATGACGCCTCCTGATTTGGTGCGGAAGCTTCTTTATCCGCATGATATACCATCGAATAGTATAGCAGACTGTAATAAAAAAGGCCCCGCAGGGCCTTTGTAATGTGTTTTAATGGCTGATTGCTAGACCCTCTCAATCCAAAAGTCGTTGTCTGAGTCATCGAAGCCACGTGGGTCATCTTTGTTGCAGAGGTTATACCAGCCAACCCACCCGTCAAGATTAGTGATTGCGTCTACAAGCGAATGCTCGACAATGGTCTTCGGCTTGCGCGTGGTGCATTCAAGACCGTGAACGATGTACTCTGCGTCTGCCATGATGTCATGTGCCGTGATGACGCTGCCTATCATGATGTGCTCCCTTCTGGGTTAAGCCCTGTGCCTCTCCCTCTTGCTTGACTATACTATAGCACACTACGTAAGGTGTTGTCAACGACTTTTTTGAAAAAAATAAAGCCCCACCCGACTCATCAGGTGGGGCCACCGCTCAGCCGAAGCCTTCGCGGGCGATTCTATGGTAGCGGAACAGGGACTCGGACCCTGTATCTCCCCCACATCCGTTGGCTAGCCGTATGTGGGTCATGCTCCGTCCGTTACACCATCCGCAATGTGGTAGGCCTTTTACGTGGACTTGCCTAGGTCCTTCCATCTTAGCCTATCCTCGATGGAAGCGCCACTGGTGACGCCCTTCGGCTAGATGTTCGGCATATCAAACTCAACGCGCTCGTGGAACTCACCCTTTTTGCCCGTATTGTACATGTGCACGGGTCGGTAGTAGCCCATCACGCGGGTCCATACCTCGCACGGCTGGCGTTCCTCGTTCGGAAGCTCCACGCCGTCGATGACTATGCCCTTGCTGGTAAGCTCGCTCTTGTTTACCATGTTTATTCCTCTCTTAAAGAAGCGGATTTGAGGGGTCGGTTGCGCTTTTTCGCCAATCTACCTCGACGCCTTTGGCTGTGACGTGATGCATCTTATGGAAAAACGACCCCTCTCCACCGCTGCCATTTTCGCTTTCGACCGCCATGGTCAGCCTACTTGAACTGGGGATGGCTCCCTACAGACCGCATGCCCCGTCTACGTCGCGGCCACTGGGGAGGGGTCATCCCCTCGAATGCGTCTGCAAGACGATTGTATCACAGCTCCTTGATTCGCTGAACGATGCCGTCGTAAGTCTTGGGATATAAAAGGCGGATGGTCGATAAATGCTCGTCAACGACCTTCATCACGTCCTCGTATGACTTGCCATTCGCTGCATCCAAGAACTCAGAGCCACTGAGAGACGATTTAAGGGTCGCTTTCCCTTCTGGTGGGTAAATCTTCTCGCGTAGGTGGTCACGCACCGAATATAGCCAAGAGAGGCGCTGACAAAGCCTATAGGAAGC